ATTGATAGAGTAATTGCTACTCATGAAAAAGGTAGTGATGCAGTAAGTTCAGACTTTGGTTCTGATATGACACATGAAGAAAAAAAAGATAGAGTACGTAGAAGTGTTGGTTATCTTAAATATCAAAAAGAAAATTATGATGATTGGGGAAAATTAGATTTTTCAGTTATAGACAAAGCTATAGCTGATGCAGATACATTTACAGGAGATTAAAATGGAAAATAATGTTTTAAATATAGATGGAAAAGAATTTTCAACAGAAAACCTAAAAGATGAACAAAAGGCATTACTCGATCAAATAGGATTTTGCCAAAATCAAATAAATGAATTAACTACTTTAATCAGAAGGTTAAATGCTTTTCAAAAAGCACAACAAGGTTACAAAGCTGATTTATTAACATCTTTGGAAAATGATAAAACAATCAAAACTATGGAAGATTCAAAGGCAGGGTAAATGTCAAAACCAAGTATTCAAAGCATAAATTTAAAATTAGAAAAACATATAGCTGTAAGTGATGAAAGATTTATAGAGTTATTAAGTAGGGTTAAAAGACTAGAGCATATAATGATAGGTACATCTGGCACAGCAATAGTAATGCTTATAGGTTTGTTAGTGAGGTAAATTTGGTAGTTGCAGAAATTCTTACTGGTATTGCTCTAGTTCAAAAATCAGTAGAGTTTATTAAGAGCAACATAGCCACAGCAAATGATATTAAAGACATAGCTAAGCAAATTGATGGGTTCTTTGAAGGCGAAGAACACATGAATAAAAAGCAAGGTAAGGGCATGGGGATTGCTCAACAGTTTGGTATAGAATCAACAGCATCAGATTTTATTGATAGAAAACTCTTAGAAGAACAGCGATACGAATTAAAGTTATTAATAGATAATCGCTTTGGTCATGGAACTTGGGAGCAAATATTAGCTGAAAGACGAGATAAAATAAAACAAGCTAAAGAAGCACAAAAACAAGCAAAAATTCAAGCTAAAAAACAACAAGACGAAATTATGGAAATCTTGAAATGGGGTTGCATAATATTTTTTGGTATAGGTGTTTTTATATTGCTGTTAGTTCTTGGTTTAAAAGCTTTTGCAGATGGTAAAATGTATAATGCACCAAAAGACTACACCTATAAACAAAAGGTCTGGCAAGGCAAAATAGAGCCAAAGAAATACACAACTTGTAGATTGAAAAAAAGGCTAACATCTAAATTTACTAAAAAAAAAGCTTGTATATATGAGGGCAACAACAGAACTTATACTATGATGATTGAGGTTTTTTGTCCTAGAAAATATAAATGTGAGATTACAAAATTAAGTTCAAAAATGCCAAACATAGATAATGTTATGGAAAGTTTAAGGAGCATAAAAGATTGATTACTGCATTTATGTTATATTGTGCTATGCAACCAGACAAAATAAATATTTCAAAAATTTATTTTAAATCTGTAAATGATTGTGTTTATTATTCTGAAAAGTTAAGTGGTCAAGTATTTATGTCAGAAGATGGAAACCAAACCTATGAATGTGTATGTAAATTAGTTCCGAGTATAAACCCAGACAAAGTAAAGGTGTATTGATGGAAAAAAAATTAGATACAAAAAAAATGTATGAAAAACCAGTAAATCTTAAAATTGATGAAAATAGTTTTGAATTATCTTTAAGAATATTAAGTAATGAATTTGTTGCAATAAAGATTGGTTCTACAAATTTTTCTGGTAAACTAATAGCAGGTGGTATTTTATTATTATTTTTTACCTTAATTTTATTAGAGGGTTTTGGATTAAATGAGATATTAATGAAATGAATGTAGAAACTTTTTTAAAATGGAAAATATTACCAAGATTAATGATGCTAGTAAGCACAATAATGTCTTGGAGATGTGCAGAATGGTTTATGGCACTAGATGACCCTACAGCATCACAATCAGCTTTTGTATCGGTTGTTATGGGTGTTATGACTGGAATTTTTGGTATTTGGATTGGTCAAGAACATAAGGTGGAAAAATGAACTTAGAAGAATTAAAAGAACATATTGCTGAAGAAGAAGGTTTAAAATATGAAATTTATAGATGTTCTGAAGGATACCCAACAGCAGGGATAGGGCATTTAATCACAGAATGGGACGAAGAATATTTTGATAAACCTATAGGAACAGAAGTTTCAAAAGAGCAAGTTGATGCTTGGTTTGAGAAAGATTTAAATGTTGCAATAGGTGATATGGAGCAATTTACAGAAGGCATGAATGTAGACGAAAATGTTAAAGAATGTGTAACTCACATGGTGTTTCAATTAGGTTTACCAAGATTAAATAAATTTAAAAAATTTAAAAAAGCTTTATTAGATAACGATATTAAAACTGCTCAAGCTGAAATGAAAGATAGTTTGTGGTATAGACAAACAACTAATAGAGCAAATAGACTTATTGAAAAATTAGGGAAAAGTGCATGATTGCAAGTTTATTACCAGTTGCATCTAAGTTATTAGGCAAGTTTATTGAGGATAAAGATACCAAAAACAAATTAGCCCATGAGATAGCTACAATGGCAGAAAAACATGCCCAACAGTTGGCTATGGAGCAAATAAAGATAAATATAGAAGAAGCTAAAGGTAATTGGTTTCAGTCATCTTGGAGACCATTGATAGGTTGGATTTGTGGTTTATCTTTAGCAATAAATTATATGGTTGCACCTATTTGTGCAGGATTTGGAATTACTATACCCCAAGCTGATATGTCTGTAATGATGCCTTTAATGTTTGGAATGCTCGGTATCGGTGGCATGAGGTCTTACGATAAAATGAAAAAAACGGACACAAAAAAATGAGCAACTTTTATATGAAAATATTTAGGTTCTTTAATAAGTTAGCTGATTATTTTTGGAAAAAGGCATTGCAACAACAAAAAAGAAAGGTTTATCATGGCATTAACACCGAAACAGAAAAAGTTACCAAAAGGACTACAAGAAGCAATTTTAAAAAGTCAAAAAAAAGGTAAGAAAAAAAAGAAAGGAAAAAAATAATGCCATATCATACTGGAAAAGGTTCACATTCTAAGGGAATGAAAAAGAAGAAAAAGAACAAAAGAATGAAGATGAAGAAGAAAAAGTAAATGGTTCTAGTAAAATCTATAAAAAAATTTACTGAGGGTTTGACCGCTAGACAACGTAAAACTATGAATAGTCATGCAAGACATCATTCATTAAAACATATGCGGTCAATGGCAAATTCTATGAAAAAAGGTTCTACTTTTGCGGAAGCACATAGAAAAGCTATGAGGTCTGTAGGTAAATGACAGGTTTTACAACTACAGCTACTATTATTGAATTAATAGGTAAAAGACCTATAAAATCAAAAAGAAGAAGAACCAGAAAGAACAAAATGCCCTTTAAAGGCAGTTTAAAGGCGGTACAGCGACTTTTGCCCACTAGAAGGATAAAGTACTAGGTGTAATCCTCAACACCTCACAGGAATGTTTTTTTCAATGATTTGTTTGATTTGATCTAAACATTCAGTTAAACCCCCCTTGACCACAAAGTGAGGTGTACCAAGTGCTTTCGATTGTACCGCCCACAACTTTTGAGAATCAGACAACCTACCCTTTTCATTTTTCAGTTCAATATAAAGAACCCGCCCTTCTGGGTATTCAATAATTATATCTGGACAACCAGATTTCAAACCCATTTTTTTCATCTTTGCATGATAAGATATAGACCTTTTACCTTCATTAGGTACATGGAAATGTCTAAAAAAATAGTATTTACCTAGATAGTTTAGATATTCATTACAGGCTATTTGAATGTCTGATTCTTTAGTCATAGGGGATAAACCTAAATTTACCCCCTATGTGTATAGTAGAATTGGAGTTCTTACTATATTCCTACTTTGAGGTTGGAGGAACATAATCAATTTACCAAAAAAATTTATATTTTACAAGACTTTACAAAAAAGTATTTAAAATCACAACTTGACAAAACCTAGAAAATATGCTAGGATAAAAAATAATCAAAATAGAAATGGAGTTCAAAATGAATATAAAATTTACAGAACAAGAAATGATTGAACTTACTTGTATTCTTGGGGAAACCAAAGAATACAAAGTATGTTCTAATGATTTTAAATTTGATTTTTCAGAAGAAGAAATTCAAAATATAAAAATATATCTTGTTCCACTTTTCAAAAAACTTGGAATGTTAAAATGACTATAGGGGGG